TAAATCATATATGAAAAAGCAGTATGTTATAGCACGTTATTTTCGAGGTTGGCACGTGGAAACAATGTGCCAACCTACAACAAAGAGGGATGCTGATAAACGATGTGTTAAACTACAAAAAGAAGCGTCCCCATTGACTGAATACAAGGTGCTCAAAATTGCCACTACGGATAAAAAAGTGACTTACATTTAACGTATAACAAATGGGAAAAAGAACAATGCAAATAGATGTAATAGGTTCAGTGGAAGGTACTGGATTTATGAAATGCAAATTGTATGCCGATGGGCGTGTATGTGTATTCTACATGACGGAGTCTAACTATAAAGCCTTGATGTTTGATAAAATATTTATTCGTGATGGTCAAACTATTGATTCAGCAGGAGTTATAAATACGACCAACACTTTTATTGAAGAAGATTTATGAATGTTTGAAGAATACCGGTTTTGGGATTTAACTTCGGGTGTTCCTGAATTATTTCTCTAAATTCAAAGGGAAACAAAATTATACGATTAAGCAGCTAATAGGTGATTAACTTTTATATATAGGGCAACTATGGCAGAAGACAATCTTGCACTCGATATCCCTATCGAGACCTTATTCAAATACCTGCTCAAAGATTATCACAGAGAGCAGCAGCGCACCCTGTATCTGGAGGGGCAAATCAAAAGTGTGCTGAAGCGGAATGCTTACCTGGAACAGGAAATCGGCAAGGTGAAACAGCAGCTACTGAAGAAGATAGAAAGGAGTGAGAAACAAATTGATTATTCGCAAGAAATCAGCCGGCTACACCAGGCTGTTTCCTGCCGGAACAATACCATTGAGCAACTCAGAAATGAGAATGCCCGGCTGAAAAATGAACTCGATACGTATATGCTGTTTCTTGGCAAAATTTAAGTCCTATCACTTAATCCTAAAAACAGTGTAATTCGTAGCGGCAACATATAAAACTCTTATGTACTTTACTAAAGATGATATAAAACGGATCAAGGAAGCTTCCAAAGGGAAGCTTCTTGATGTTATCGGTGACTTTCACGAACTACGGAAACGGGGCGCTGAATATAAGTGCGAATGTCCCAAATGCCACGGACAGGAGAAGCTACATATTTCTCCGGCCAAACAGATTTTCAAATGCTTCAGTTGCCCGGATATAAAGGGCAAGGAACCGCTGGACTATTTGCAGAGGGCGGAAGATATGCAATTTCTGGAAGCCCTCGATCACCTGGCACGCAAGTTCAATGTACTGCTTGATCCCAAACCGGAGAATAAGCCTGCTAAGCCTACTAAAATAAAGAAACAAAGCAAGGAGGCCAAGGGAGAAAGCGTTGATACATTCTGCGCCCGCATGCTTGCCGGTAGCGGACTGACCTATCAGGATGTAACGGCACATATCTTCAAGAAGGGAGATACACAGAGTATTTTTGAAGCAAAAACTTTCCGTCCGGGAACCATTGACGAATACGGCAATATCGTTGACGGGGATGATGTCATCATTGAATATTATGACTTGGACGGCATGCCGGTTACTTATATGCGCAAGTTACCGGGACGTGGTAAACAGGAACTCAAGGTGTATTATCGGGTTCGCTGGCAGTTCCCGGACGAACATCGGGACAAGGAAGGGAAACCGTTCAAATACAAATCTCCTGCCGGCAGCGGTACGCCCATATACATTCCGGAGCGCATGAGGCAGATGTACAAGAGGAAAGAGCAGTTCCCAAGGCTCTACATCCAGGAAGGGGAAAAGAAGGCTGAAAAAGCATGCAAGCATGGCATTCCCTCAATAGCGGTCAGCGGTATTCAGAACCTGGGACAGAAAGGGGCATTGCCGGAGGATCTTGTCAAGATTATCACCGTTTGCGGTGTTAAAGAAGTGGCCTTCATTTTTGATTCAGACTGGAATGATCTGTCCAACAATATAAAGTTCAATACTCCTGTTGATACACGTCCGCGGTGTTTCTTCTCCGCTGCCCGAAATTTCAAAGAATATATGCGGATGCTGAAGAACCGCGGCGTCATGGTGGAAATATTCATTGGCCACATCAATAAAAACGATGAAGGTGACAAGGGACTGGATGATCTGCTGGCAAACAAACTGAGTGGCCATGAAGAAGAACTTGCCCAAGATCTGGAATTTGCATGCAATGAGAAATCCGGAATTGGCAAGTATGTAGAAATAATTAAAATTACTACATGGAACGATCAGAAACTACGTGAGTTATGGAATCTGCATAGTCACGAAAAATTTGCTGAGCAACACCGCGAAGTTTTACAGGAACTTCCGGAGTTTATCTTTGGCCGGTATGCCTGGAAATTTGACGAAAGCGGCAGGTTGGTATCCGCCTTGCCTTATGATGAAGATGAAAAATTCTGGAATGAAGACTATAAGGAAACGAACGGCAACAGAATACCGGTGTTTGAATACGATTATGTGGCCGCCAAAACCTTTTTTCAAAACCGGGGGATCGGGCGATATCGTTTGCTCGATACTAAATTATGGACGTATATCCATCTGGATCCGCCAATAGTCCGGACTATTGACGTAGAAGATGCGCGCGATTTCATGTTCGCCTTTGCCGAACAGAATTGCAGTCGCTTCGTCAATAATCAGTTACTCAAGGGAGGCTCGCAATATGTCGGACCATTCCAGATGTCAAGGCTTGCTTTTATCCAACCTAATTTTATATCCCCGTCCCGTGATGAACAATACTTCTATTTCCGTGACCGCTGTTGGCATATAACCCAGCATGAAGTCAAAGAAGTGGGCTACGAAAGTATTACTCACCAGATATGGGAAGAACAGCGGAAAAACACCGATGCCAAATACCTCGGGCATCCCCTCATTGCCTTCAGAGAAAAAGACGGCAAATATGATTATGAACTCTCTCCGGAAGGAAAGAAATGTCATTATCTGCAATTCCTGATCAATACCAGTAATTTTACCTGGAGAAAAAAGCCTGAAGAGATTGAAGAAGACGAACTTTATGAAAACAACCTCCACTTGCTCAGTAAAATGTGTGCTATTGGCTATATGCTGATGGAGTGCAAGGACGCGAACGTGACACGTGCCGTTATCGGCATGGACGGCAAGCAGTCGGAAGTGGGCGACAGTAACGGCCGTAGCGGTAAATCGCTTGTTGGCGAATTAATGCGCCAGGTAGTCGATACAGTCTATATATCCGGAAAACGGACGGATATCTTCAATGACAGTTTCATTTGGAATGACATTGATGAACAGACCCGTCTGGTGTTTATTGATGATGTCATGCAGAATTTCAATTTTGAGTTTCTGTTTCCTAACCTTACCGGTGACTGGACTGTAAACAAGAAAGGAGGATCGCGTATCACCTATCCTTTCGCAAAGTCTCCCAAAGTATATATTCCAACGAATCATGCTATCCGTGGCACGGGTTCCAGTTATACTGATCGGCAATGGCTGATAGCTTTTTCCGATTTTTATAATGATCAGCATAAACCCATGGATGATTTCGGGGTATTATTCTTTTCCGAATGGGACTTCACGCAGTGGAACCTGACCTGGAATATGTTGGCCAACTGCATACAGCTTTACTTGAAATTTGGAGTTGTACAGGCACCGGGCGAACGCTTGCAGCAACGTAAACTCAGACAGGAAATTGGCGAAACTCTTATATCCTGGGCGGATGAATATTTTAGTAGCGAAGAAAACCACCGCCGTACTCCCCGTAAGGAGATTTACGACAATTTCTGTAACTATGATCCGCAGCAACGCAAGTTTATAAGTGCTACGGCATTTAAAGACAAACTGAAGAAATATTGTGAATGGAAAGGCTGGGTATTCAATCCGCATAAGTATGACGCAAAAAGCGGTTTACCCCTCTTCCTGGATAAAGACGGAAAGCCGGTTATAGATGACAAATCCGGAGGAATTGAATACTTTACCATAGGAAAAGCAGCAGGTGAACTGACACCGCAGAGTGATCTTCCTGAAGCATCAACTAATAAGCTTGCATTCTGATGAACGATACACACTCCGATATTATGGCCCGGCTTATGCCTATCTACGAGATGGCACCTGAACGTTTCATGGCGTTCTATGATGCAGTATATCTGATGTGTATCAATCTGCCGGAAGGCGAGCAGTTCCGTATTTCAGACCGTTGCCAGGAAAAAGATCTGAAGCTGTTTCAGGACATCGTAAAATCATTCATTGCAGAACAGCCATACGATGTGCATACAGGACAGTTGGAGTTGTCGGATGATGTGGAGTACGTGAGACGGACAACAGGCTTTAGCCCCTCTGTAAATCGCTTCACTCCGAGACGGGAAAAGGAGTAGATTATGCCAATTTACTACGATGTAAAGATACATGTTTTCAATGAATTACGCAAGAAATCATGCTAAAAAAAGAGCATAAAATATTGGTGGTCGTTTCACCGGATCCGGTCGAACGCAAGCAGCTGTTGAGTCGCCTGGTAGTACGGCTTGGCTTTGCCCGCATCCCTTCAGATGCAGCAAAAATCATATCGAATGATATCTTCAGTATAGACCTGGCAACGGCCTATTTCGTTTTCTGTAGCAATTATAATTTTCGTGGGGCCGTACTCACTAACCAACGTTTATATGAAATGGCCGCCCGTGGCCTGTGTGTAGTTGTAGGAGTCCGTTCAATTCCCCGTGAGTACGAGTTCATTTGCAGAGTATTCTATCCGGAGGACCTTCCATAGCAGGAGTATTCTTTTGATGATTACCGGTCATTCCGAGAAAACATAACACGGAGTATTCTTAAAAGTACATATTGAGTGTTTGCCTGCATCCGGCGGTACGTGAGTACAGTCGGATGCTATCTTTTCTTTCTTTTACCCCTTCCCCCTTTCCCCCAACCCATTACAACAACGATTTGAACAAACGTGCATGAGCGACAGTCGTGGGAACTGCCGAAGGGGGTATATTATTCTTTTTTTATTCTTCTTTTTAAAAAGAGACTACCTTAAAAAACAGAAAAAAAATCGTGCATTCGTGCAGAAGTACTGTTGTTTTCTTATATCAATTTGATATGCAATAAATTACAGGCGCACAAAATCCGCACGAATTGCGCACAAATAGCGCACGAATTGTACTTTTTCGGGAAAAAGGCCGAAAAGTACGCAAACGGAAGAATTAGTGCGGGAATGTACGATTTTTGTGCGGGTATAATCTATTGATATACAGGTGTGTATAAATGTATACATGTACAAAAGTACTGCCGCACGAATTTTACACTATATCCGTGCAAGGACTTGGTTATATGCTCGGTATTTAGTATATTTGTGTAAAAATCAACACTTTAAATGATAAAGAAAGACCGATTTGTCTGTTGGCTGCCTTGCAAACCGTATGTTAAGCAGTTCCTTTTGCATAATTTCAATACGCCTGATGATACCTGGACTGAAATCGTTAACCTGTCTTCCGACAAGGAGTTGCAGAACGATTTCCTTTCCCGGCTGTCCAAACCCGGACGCTACGAAAACAAATATCGTAACCTCTACCGTTATACGGCCAGTGTAGCGGTGGAGATACGCCGTGATGACTTCTACCGTTATGGCTGGTCGATGTCGAACACCGAAGTGGTGGCGTTCGGTACCAAGATTGAACGGCGGATCAAACAGATACTGTTTCTGTATCTTGATACCCATGTGAGTATGGGACTTCCACTATCAGCTGCCATCCGCAATTTCCAGACGAAGTTCGGATTTACTGAAGACACCTGGTCTTATGACACCATCCGTAGGGAGTATAACCGACACGGATATCGGAAGACAGTGGAGAATACAACGATTTTTGATTTTATTAACCGTATTATATTGGGGAAGTTGTCCGAGTTTGGGACAATTTCCCAGCAAGGAAGATTAGCGTATGAAAGTGATAAACTATGATTTTGAAAATGTCGGCGGGCTGTTGCAGATAATTGCCGTTCCCCCGACCTCGTTTTTGCGGATCCGTAAGGATTACAATGCCGGTCTGAACTACCTGGAGCTTCGCGACCGGGAGAATATTATTTCCATTCCGGTGTATGCCAATGACACTTATATATATAATGAGGACAAGGAAGTGAATGATGCGGGGGATTGCTGGAATGTTTCCATTGAAGGGGTGATTCCTAAACTTTCCTCAGTGAATAATCAGCTGATGGAGACGCTGGAGCGTGGCTTGTGGTATGTGCTGGCAGTGGACGGTAACGGCCAAGTCCACTGGTGCGGTCAAGAAGACGCACTTATGTTATTCGCCACGAACAAGACAAGCGGGCGTTCCGTTTCAGAACGGAACGGCACGTCTTTTACATTCACCTGCGTACAGGATGAACCCACCATTTATATATCCGGATTGGAAGAACTGGAAGCGTAAAAACAACGCTTATTCCCTGTTTGACGGTGCCCTGTGTCCTTGGGTACCGTTTTTTTTGCGCTTTTCTTTGCGCAAAAAAGTTATATGAACGAGACAGTTATCACATTATTCGGCAGTATTGACCGGTATTGTTACAACAAAAATTATCTGAAGTACTATTTAGATAAGGCAAAAGGCCAACCCGTCCGCCTGAAAGTCTCAAGCTTTGGCGGTGATGTGGCCGAAGCGGTCGCCATGGCAAACCTTATGGCTGAGCATGGCAATGTGACGGTGGAATTTATCAGCTTCAATGCTTCGGCGGCTACCATACTGGCGTTCGGTGGCAAGTCCATTGAGATGCATGAGGACGGTATGTGGCTGGCGCATAAGTGCAGCCTGGGCGTGGACATTTGGGGACAGCTTAATGCTGATCAGCTCGAAGACACCATTAAAGAACTACAAAACAAGAAGAAGAGTGCCGAGGCGATTGACTTGATGATTGCACAGAAGTACATCAACCGCAGCGGCAAGAGTCTGAAGGACGTTATCACCCTTATGGAAGAAGAACGCTGGATGCCTGCCGCTGAAGTCAAGGAATGGGGCTTCATAGACAGGATCATTCCCGGTGTGCATAAAAAGCCTCAGGTGACCAATGAAATAACCGACTGCTTTACTGCCATCGGTTTACCGTTACCGGTACTCAATGCTTCCGAATCGGAAACGCAACCCAAAGGCAATGACAGAAACCTTGTTTCTCAAATCATTGACGGTATCAAAAGCCTGTTTCCTGCCAATAATACCTCTGAAGACATTTCTAATTCAAATACAGTTATTTCCATGCGTAAAGAATTTACTTTCATTAATCAGATCCTCAATTGTGAAGGCATTGAGGAAAAAGACGGTAAGATATCGCTTACCGTAGAGAACTTGCAGGCCATCAATAACGCCATCAAGGTATCCAATGAAGCGAAAACCAAAGCTGAAAGCGATTTGACAGCCGCCAATACAGCCAGACAGACGGCTGAAAACAATCTGACGGCAGTTGTCAACGACCTTGACAGCCTGAGCGATAGCGTCAGGAATGCGGCCGACAACAAGACTAAGGTACAGGTTATCCGCAATATCGTGGCCAAGATTCCCGGAACGGCAACCGCCAGTCATCAGGAATCGAACGAGGACAGCAAGTTTGCCGATATCGCTACGGATCCGATCAACAGTTATGAGAATGAATAACATCTAAACTATTCTATTTATGGATTTTAAAGCACCTATTGACATTACCACGGTTCTGACCGCGGTAAAAAAACACAGAGACATCCTGAAGGCGGTCGATAAGCTCGACGCTTCGGAGGTATTGAAACATTTCACTCCGGTACCGGGTATTACCGATTCCCTTGAATTGGGCAAGGTAGAAGGCGGCAGCATCTCCAGCAAGTACACCGGCAAGTTTACAGCCGGCAAGTATCTGGGTAAGATTGTTCCGCGTCGTCTGGTCGTTCGTCCCGTCGTGATGGAGATGTCCGATGAGCCGGAACGTTACCGCCGCACCTACATTGCTGAGGTACCCGGTACGCTCCGCAAAGAACATCCCTTCGAGTTGTGGCTGATCAACCACGGCCATGAACTGGCATCCAATGATTTGCTGTTTGCTCTTTTCACAGCGAAATACAGCGCTGATGAGAACAAGACGGACATTCAGGACTCTTTCGACGGTATCGGTACCATTGTTACCGAAGGCGAGGCAGTCGGAGATATCTCCAGTGCTGAAGGCAACGTATATGCCACCGGTGAGCTGACTCGTGCCAACATTGGCGAAAAGTTGCTGGAGATGTGGCGTCACATGCCGCGTACCTTCAAGCGCAAGAAGAACATCAAGATGTTCATTTCCGACGATTTGGGCGACATGTATGATGACTGGCGCAAAGATGAAGGTACTATCGTTATCGGATTAAAAGAAGATACTTCCGATACACAACACCTGCTCGGTTCCAACAACCGTTGTGAGCTGGTACGTGTTCCAAATCTTCCCGATGGTAGCCAGTTTATCATGCTGAGTACTAAAAATAACATTTGCTACGGATTTGACAAAGAGAGCGATTTCAAGTCTATCAAGCCGTTCAATTCCGGCAATCCTTATACGTTCGATGCTGCGGGCAAGTACGTGATTGGCTTCCAGTTCGTATCGGTGCATAAATCGGAGTTCTGCGTCAATGACCGTCCGGTGGATCCTGAAGGGACCAATCCATTCGGATATATCGAGGTCACAATTGCACCGGATGAAGCGAAGGCCAACGGTGGCAAATGGCGCATTCAGGGTGAAGAGGCTTGGCGTGATTCCGGTACGTATGTAGCGGTTCCCGGTGGTAAGGAATATACCGTCGAGTTCCTGGAGGCCGCCGGATATACCACTCCTGCCGTGCAGAAGAAAACTCCTGCTGCGGGTGCAGTAGAGAAAGTGACGGGTACATACGTTGTTAAATCTGAATAAATCCTGTGACTATGGCAGAAGTAGATCCTAAATTATGTATTGCCCTTGATGATATCAACGAGGCAATGGACTGCGAGAACCAGGATAATATGGGCGGTATCATACCGTCCGTTATCTTCGGTTATCATGCAGATGTGGCGACATGGCCGGACTACCCGAAAAAGACGGATGATCCGCTTTCACTGGAGGCCGCCGGTGCACTGGTCGGTGATCTTGTTATGAAAGAAGGTTGCCGGGCCTATAAGATGGATATCACTGACGAACTGGCTGAGTTCAAGATTACGGATCAGGGAGAAACCGGTGGTGAATCGTTCCTGATGGACTTGAATATCATTTCGGCCAAGATGCGGAAAAAGATATTCGGCTTTGAGAATGCGACCAAAGGCCGCAAGATGTTCTTCATCGTGACCGACAACAATGGCACGAATTACCTGATGGGTGACAAGCGGCGTGGTGCCATGCGTGCCTCCGGAGACGGTTCTACCACCGGGGCAAACTCTACCGCGCGTAATCAGAATACACTTCATTATACTTTCACCGCACCGCGTAAATGTGTGTATGAAGGTGATGCGGAAGACATTCTCACTGTAAAGAACGCACCTGGAGGTTGATTTTTGTTTCTTCGTTTGGTTAGTTGCTTGTTTATGTCCGTCTCCGGAGTTTTTCCGGAAGGCGGACATTTTGTTTTGTCCTATCACAGCAATAAAATTCGCAACACCTTTGTATAACGTTAATATCAAGAATCATGGCTGAAATTACAAATGCTTATATCGTAGCCCGCAGAGAAGGTATCGCCTGGCTGAACTCTGCTAAGAGAGAATACAATACTGGTGTGGCTATCCTTGCTAAATCAGGTTACAAGACAATCGTATCATCCAAACTGGCTAAATTAGGCGAAAAGCCACATACCCGCGAGAAGCTGGAATACGAGATCCGGCAAATGATTAAAGTCTGGTATCATCCGGATGATCCGCGCTTTGAGGATGTGGACCTGGCGGATGATGCGGTGCCCGGTAATGATGGACGTTCCGAGACTGTTCCGGAAGCAACGGCGGCGGCCATCGTTACCATTGCGGAAAAAGAACTGGCACGTGAAACGGATGAACAGCCCGCTTATCCGCCTGTTATTGCCAAAATTATCTATGATTTCCGGGATTGCTATAATGAACGTTCACGGCTGCACCGGTTACTTGCCGAACAGGGTGAGAGCAATACAGCGGCTGTATGTTCACAGCGCAAGGATATTGTTACCCGTATAGCCTCTCTCTCCAATCGTATGACATTGCTGGCTGCCATCAAACAGCAATATGAGCAGAACAAGGAGTTGCCGACTGATGAGCAGCTGGACGAGCTTTATAAAAAAGTGGATGCTGCTGAAGAAAAGCCGGAAAAGGAAGATGAACAGACCGATATCAGTTCCCTTTCCGTCGAAGAACTGAAGAAAGCGAAATCCAATGCCAAGAGTAAGATTACCAAGGCAAAAAACATGTTGCTGTATTCTTCAGAGAGCAAGCCTAAAGACGGCAAGGAAAACCCGCTTCCGGACTGCCCCAAACGTGTGAGATACGAGAAGAAGGTGGCTGATCAGGAGGCACTGGTGGAGAAAATAGAGTATAGACTGGCCGAGCTGCAATAATGTTGGTATGTTGCAGCGATATGAATGAGATGCCGGCGGAGAGAATGAAGGACAATGCGCTCCCTCTCCGCCAAACGGATGTGGCAGCCTCCGACCATGATCGGGCTTCGGAGAAGCTGCTGCATCCGGACGCTATGGGAGTGCTGGTTCCCGGCAGGGATAAGCATTTCTATTCTTCCGGAGCATTTAACCTGATCCAGTTGATTTTATATATTTTGAAACAGACCGGTCCGGCACACCTGTTCTTGACTACTTACTCAATCTCGATGGATAGTATCAACACCCTTCGTCGTAAGGTTGAGACCGGTGAGTTGCTATCGGTACGGTTCCTGATCGATAACCGTGTACGCAGCATCTCGCCCAAACCGTTCGATTATCTGGTGACTACATTTCCAGACTGTTACCGTTGCCTGGCATTGCATGCGAAGGTGGCGTTGCTGTATAATGAAGACTGGAACATCACCGTAGTAGGCAGTCAGAACGCCACACATAACCCGAAGTTGGAACGTGGAATCATCCATACCGGCAGAGATATTTTTGACTTTGATTTTAAAATGCTGAATGATGAGTTTGACGCAGGAACAACGTGAAGAAATTGAGAAAATGGCGTACCGCCTTATCCCTCCGGGAATGATCGCAATCAATATCGGTGTGGATGAGACGGATTTTCTTGCAGAGCTCCGTACTCCGGGCACTGAAGTCCGGACGGCTTTTTATCGTGGGCATCTCAGCCAAATGGTTGAAGTACGGGAGGCTATCATCAAGTCCGCCATCAACGGCAGCAATCCGGCACAACAGGAACTGATCAAGTTCTTTAAATCGCAACAGCAGTATCTTGAGTATGAGTAACAGCTTGACAACATCCAAAAGCAAGGCCGCATTGGAGGAACAGTCATACGACCTTATACAGCAGCACATCATTGACCCGGAGAACAGCCCGTTGCCGGAGCATCTTCGGGTGCAGTGCAACCGGGTATTGCAGATAGCCCGTTTGCTGGATGATTATCCCAATGAGAGCCATATCATCAACATCATGCTGGCGAAATACCGGATTTCACGTACACAGGTACGTAAGGATATCGCCCTGGCAAAAGAACTGTTCAAGACACAGCACCAGTTTGACTGGGATTTCTGGTTTGCCTGGATGATCAAGGACCAGATTCAGCTTATCCGGGACTGTAAGCTCAGAGGTGATCTGAAGAATTGGAACAACGCTAAGAAAGTGTTGCATCAGATGATTGGTGAGAAACCGGCTTCGGTTGAGGATCCGCGACGTATGGAGAAAAATGTCTTCTACATCCAGATCAACAGTATGGGGCAAACAGTAGATATCCCGCTGAATGCGATCCGTAATCTTTCACAGGAAGAGCAAAAAGTCCTTGTGGATTCAATGTACACGCCTATTGACGATGTGCAGGCAGAAGAAATAATGAACTCATAAATATAACAGCCTTGTGCGGGCTTTGTAAAACCCATATACGATAAGGAAAGGAGCTAATATGCCAATAAGTAAAATTTACAACTACGACAGGATGGAGTTCTTATCTAAGTTCCCTGACAAGTTCTTTGATCTTGTAATTGATGATCCTCCCTATGGAATTGGAGAAGATGGTTCAAAGAATAATTCCCGAAATAAAATAGCTATAGCAAAGTCATATGTTGCTTATTCAGGAAATGACGCTGACGCACCTTCGCAAGAATATTTCCAAGAGCTTATTAGGGTTTCAAAGAATCAAATTGTTTGGGGAGCAAACCACTTTATAAGCCGAATCCCGATTGATAGCCATTGTTGGATAGTTTGGGACAAGGATAATGGAGCAAGTGATTTTGCAGATTGTGAACTTGCTTGGACATCATTCCAAACGGCTGTTAGAAAATTCAAATACAGATGGAATGGAATGTGGCAGGAAAATATGAAGCATAAAGAAAAACGTATTCATCCTAACCAGAAACCTGTGGCTTTGTATGGTTGGTTGCTCAACAATTATGCAAAATTGGGTTATAAGATTGGAAGCCCTCACATGGATAGTCAAAGTGATAGAATTGCAGCGTATAAGCTCGGCCTTGATTTTTGGGGCTGTGATATAGATGAACACTACTTCAAAGCTGGAGATGAAAGATTTCGCTCCGAATGCTTTGGAGAAACTAAAACGAGTAAAGGAATATTACTTCAGCCAAGTTTATTTGGCGTATAACAATAAAATCATGAAGAAACTGACAAATAAACGCTTGATCTCTTATCTGGTTGACCACAAACATATTGATATGGTATCGGTCAGCAAGACACAAATTGTTTGCACCGTATCCGCCAAGTTTAAGCCGGATGAAGTGAAAAAACTATTAGACGATACAGGGCAGCCGATGCCCCGTATGACTTCTTCCGAAGGTGTGAATTACATTGTTTTCCCACGTTATTGATACGGCAGGACAATGGACGAAAACGTTTGGGAAGAGGTCATACAGGTCAATCCGGCACAGGCGGCATTTTTGGTAATGCCGTACAAGAACGGGTATGTCATCTATTCACGTGCAACGGGTAAATCATTCATTACCGGTGCCGTGATAGATGATAATATCCGGCTCATGCCGCGAGGTATTACCACACTCACACAGGCTACCATTGGGCAGGCGCTCACTAAAACGTTGCCCTCGGCATTCAAGATGCTGGAGATGCTCGGTTACAAACAATGGGATCCGGTCAGCAAGACCGGTGACTATGTGGTTTGTCGCAGACCCATTGAGGGCTGGTATAAGCCTTATGAGCACATCATGTCGTTTGAGTATGGCATCAGCTTCTCCAATGGTCACATGCTCTACATACTTACCCAGGGCGGTAACAGCCGCGGACCGAATGCTGACTACAACATCACTGACGAAGCGCTGACGCTCGATAAAGAGAAGTTCGATCAGGAGGCGGCACCGACCAACCGAGGCAATGAACACATCTTCGGACGCAAGTCCGAGAATCCCGTTCTGAAACATCACGGCAACACCTTCCTTTCCTCCATGCCTTACACGCCTGAACAGAAATGGTTGCTTGAACCGGCCAAGTATTACGAAGAAGAACGCGGCATCCGACTGTTTGATGTCTGGAATAAGATTGTGCGGTTACAGATGCAGCTCATTGATGCAAGGATTGCGAATGATGCGGGACTCTTCAAGGAAATCTGGAATGAAACCGTTCGTCTCAGGCAAAGCATCACGCCGTTCGTTTCACGCGACGGCACGCTTTTTATCCTTGGCTCCATCTTCGACAATATCGCCAATGTGGGCATGAACTATATCCTGAACCAGCACAAGGTGATGGATAAGCTTTCTTTCATGATCGAGATACTGAACTTCATGGTGGATAAGATTGATAGCTGTTATTACCAACTGGATGAACGGCACGTGTATTACAATGCGACCAATGACAGCTATATACGTGACTTTGCCGAAGATCATAACTACAATTGGCAACAGCTTGCCAACAATGATGACAGCCGGCGTGATCTGGACTGCAATCCGAACCAGCCGATAGAGCTGACGCCTGACTGGGGGTCTGCCGCCTCGTTCCTTGAAGTGGCGCAGGAACGCAATTATGATTTCGTGACGAAGCTGCTGACACGTGAGCCGGTGGATAACAATATCAACGAGTTCTTTGTCAAGCGTGACGAGGAAGACGATACAATGGTCAACGCGCTGATGGATAAGTTCTGCCACTATTACCGTAACCATATCAACAAGCACCTGCATTATTACCGTGACCGCTACGGGGATGCACGTCGCGCCAACAATAAAAAATCCTATAATGAACTTGCCATTGAGCGCCTGGAGAAACACGGCTGGACAGTGGAACAGCACACCCATGCGGGCATGGAGCCGCCGCAGCATGATAAATATCTGTTGTGGGCTTCTATCCTGGCGGAGAAAGACGAACGTTTTCCGAAGAAGCGTTTCAACGGCTCGAAATGCAAATACACGTTGATCTCCATGAACAACACGCGCGTTATCGAGGATCGTGAAGGACGGTTTGCCAAGGATAAGCGTAGTGAGCGCAACCAGTCCATCCTTCCTGAAGAGGCAACACACTTCGGGGATGCAGTCGATAAACGTGTCTGGACGAAGTACGGGCATCTGCTCAGGCAGGCATACGGGTTCGTGGACGCACGTATCTGATTCACTGCACATACATTCGCAACAGTTATCGCAATACTTATAACAGGACTCGCAACGATTGAGGACCGGATGCCGCATCGGAGGACAGGCGGAGGGTGTTTTCTTTGGTGTAAAAATCTGTTACTTTTGTCATATTTCCTTACTTTTTGCGGCTTTTTTTGCGACTTTTGTTAGGGCGCGGTAGGAAGAAACTTCCGTTTCTTTTTCCATTCGGATGGAAAACGGGGTGTTGTGTGTTCATTCTCAAGGCAGTAAGATTATTATAACATTCATTAACAAAATCCCCGGCGCGCGCAAAATCCGTACTGAAGAAATAGGCAGGCAAATCTATTTCCCCAGTACGGATTTTGCGCGCTTATAGAGGTAGGAAGCGACGCTTCCTGTGTTTGTTTTTGCACCCATGCAGGTCCCCGGTCTTTTCTGTTTCAAATTCTAAGGTAGGGACCGTAGAGCGGTAAGCGTTCCGCTTGACGTACCCCCGTTTCTCTTCCGGAACTCCTTTTCATTTCTGCATGTCTGTATGCGGTCAGGTAGTCTTTTGAGTCCGCAAATGTAGGGCACCGGTCTGACAAGCAAGGTCGGGCGTTGTCCGCTAAAAAATCTCCACCCCTACGGGTAGTATTCAAGCCTTCGGTTTTAGTCGGAACCTTGCGGAATGTCATCCTCGGCACCTCAATTATTGCGGCATCAAAAGGCAACCATACCGCACGTCATACAGACACGCCGGAATAAAAAAAAAGTCGTTCCGGGAAACGGAGAATCTGAAAAAGGCTCCACCCGACGACTCCAAAAATCCAGAATAAAATTAAAACTTACAGTTATGGTAGCAAAAAGAAACATTCCCGAAGCATGGAAAAATCAGTGGCATAAACCAATGATTTCCTTATTTGACTACATACCGGCAAGATACGAGGCTACAGAACGGGAAAAACAAATCCGCTCACTGATATGGGACTTCAAGGCAGGGAAACGCAGCAAACAGGTAGCGGCTATCGTAGCGGGTAAGATAGCGGAAAAATTCGGTTCGTTTGCCGATACCATTGTGTTTGTCTGTGTTCCTGCAAGTTCGGCAGAACGGACGGAAAAACGCTATCGGGACTTTTGCGAAGAGGTTTCCAACCTTTGCGGGTGTATGAATGGCTACAAAGCCGTGAAAGTGGGCGGTAAACGTATGACCATCCACGAAACCAAGAAAGGCAAAAGCATACAGAACACGGAAACTATTACGCTGAATACTGACTTTTTCAACGGGAAGCGGGTACTGGTTTTTGATGACATACTAACGAAAGGACACAGCTACGCACAATTTGCGTGCGCACTGGAGCAATTAGGTGCGGAAGTGTTGGGAGGTTATTTTTTAGGTAGAACAATTCTTTCTTATAACTAATATATATTTTTTGTTATGAATACTTTATTCGATAATGATTGCCGCTACATGAGCGATAGTGAACTGATTTACGAGATAAGCAATAATAGGCAGATTGTTTCAGACGTTGAACGCAGCAACGGGGAGATAGATATAGACAGGCTGTTTGCATCCTTGACGCCTGGACGCAAGAAAGTAGCCGTGGCAGCAGTGGAGATATACAAGAGACAGCAGTCTCAACAGGTTGAACGCAGGCTTATACGAATGAGCAAGGATGTATATGATTTGATGCAGCCGTTAATTGGTGATTTGCGGAATGAGGAGTTTTGGGTAGTGGCTATTAATAATGCATCCCGAATAATCAAGAAAGTACAGGTTTCGGTTGGAGGAATAGACCAGACTTCGGCAGATGTACGGTTGATTATGCAGGTGCTGATAAATACGGGAGCTTCGCAGTTTGCAGCGGTACATAATCATCCGAGCGGTAACCCGAAGCCGAGCAACGAAGACAAGAGGCTGACGGAACAGTTAAAAAAAGCGGCAGGGATATTCAATATTCGGATGATGGACCACGTAATTATAACGAATGACGGATATTATAGCTTTTGTGATGAAGGGATGATTTGACGGATGGGGTGCGGGCGCACCCATTCCGTTTGCTCGCACGCTCGCAAACGGAATGGGACCCAAAGCGGTATTTTGTTTTATGTTTCCCGTTCCTTCAACCACGGAGGGGCTTTTTTTGTCCTATGAAAGCGGATGGTATGATTTTACCTTTGTGACAAAAAAAGATATGATACGCTTCATTACCAAGTTCGTCGGTACCTATGGATATGATTCTCTGAAGGAGTTTTTTCTTTCAGTGGCACCCAGTTTTAAATATAACCTGCAACTGCCGGCTATTTCCTTCAGTGCAATCACTGCGGTAGTCAGTGAATGGATAGGTATTACCCCGCTGCTGGCGATGGCTATGCTGATCGCCATTGTTTCCGAGATGTGGACGGGTATCAAGGCAAGCAAGATCCAGGGCATAGGATTTGAATCCTTCCGTTTCTCACGCTGTATCATCAAACTGTGTATATGGCTGACCATCATTTATATCACGCACTCATTCTATCTGGAGAGCAAGGCAGGGGCGGAAGATAGCTTTATCATGCTGCTGGCGACTCTGTTCTTTTCAATTGTCAAAGTGTTCGTCATGACCTGGTTCTGTGTGGAGCATGTGACAAGCATATTGGAGAACCTGGCAGTTATTGACGGTAAACCTAAAGATACGCTGATCAAGCAGGTGGGCATGTTGTGGGTTACGGTTACAGACAAGTTTAAAAGAAAGGTAGATGAGACGGAACGTTAGTTGCATATTACTATGTGCGTTTATAGCACTTCTTTCCGGTTGGGCAGGTCACTGGCTGGGTTCTCGCCACCGGAGTATTGTTTATACTCCGGAAACGGTGGTCAAACATGACACGATACGACCTGTCATTCCTGAACCGGAGGTGATTGTCCGTGAGGTACCCGCAGAAGTAGATACGGCGGCTATACTGGCCGATTATTTCTCGGAGAAACATTATCTCGATACGATTATTGAACGCCCATACTTGCGGGTGGAAATGACAGATATCATATCCCGCAATGCGTTGCTTGACCGTACCGTAGTGGTGGATTACCGGCAGCCGGTCGTTTATAGCAATGCCCTGGCTCTGGGATTGGATGCCGGGCGTTACAGCTGTGTGTTGTCCGCGGGGTATCGGCGTAAGTCATGGGAGTTCAGGGCGGGCTATGACCTGTACAATAAATCACTGGTGTTGGGGGTATCTAAAGATCTGTGGAGATGGTAGCGAATTTGGTCAATAACACGTATCTGTTTTCCGCCGATATGGAGGATATCCGTATTACGGACGTACACGAAAAACTGGTTTTCAAGATGACAGTTGACGGACAGGAAGCGCTTTCTGAAGTGTACTATCCGGACAGTGGGAACGCAGTCGTCATTTGCGATCCGGGTGATATTATCAATGAGTATTTCGTTCGTCCGGAACTGGGAGGCGGTGATGACCGGATCGTATTGGCTCCTATGACAGTACAACTGTCTCTTTCAGACAGCGAGGCAACCGCTGACTACACGCTGTATGTGTTTCACTCAAGATACCGCGTGTCTTTCGAGCCGCTGACCGGCTTCATATTTTATTCCCGCTATAAAATCAAGCATATCCGGCAGAATACGATTGATTACCTTTCCTTCTTCGTGTCTGACAAGACAAAAGTGTATCTGGATATCATCTATCTGGAGTCCGGCAGCAGCGTCAAGAAAACCGTTGAACTGCAACTCTCCGATGCCAACCGGATGATGGCATACAACATGAGTCCGGCCAAGGTGGGTAAACTCGCAGGTCTCAGGGCTGACAATATCCTATCGTATGACGCACGTATCACCGACGGCACGTTGACGGACCTTGTAAGGTATGTCATTGACCGGAAAAGCCACCGTGAAATGCACCAGTTCCTCTACTACAATGTATTCGGGCTGCCGGAATCCATATCATTCTCAGGATTGGTGCAGTATAGTCCGGAACTGGAGGGTGATATCGCGGACATGGTGAAGCTGAAAAGAAGATTCAATCCGTTTTTCAATGATCTGCGCACGGTCAACACCGGGTATTTGGACGAAAACAAATACAAGGCCCTGATAGACATGCTTACCTCTCCGGTACAGCGATGGTACGACACGCCTTCGCTGCCGATGGAGATCATCATCACAGATATTGACTTTACCCATACGAAAATGGGCAACCAGCGGGTAAACGTGAATCTGACCTTCTGTCCGGCAAGCCGGAAGCATCAGGTATTTGACAGGTACTCGTTTGGTGGCGGTATCTTCGATTACACATTTGACAGGACATTTGAATAAATAATATACACAATGGAAACAATACGCAGAAATTTGGCATTGGCCGATATGGATATCCGCAGGGATGAACGCGGGAACCGGCGCGTCTTTTCGATAAAATTCGTCAGCAAGGAGGGTAAGGTCTACTTTATCCCGCAGGCATACGCCTGTGGTGCCGGACGCATGAACATGAAGGAATACCAGCTTCGGGGGGTACAGCCCTGCGACTGCAAGGGCAATCCCGAAGGGCATCCCTATCCCGTGGATATAGACCTGATACTGGAGTATAACAAAATGAAAATCGTATTCTGATGAACATACTGTTTAATTCAAGCGGCATTCCCCTGCTGATGCAGTCCACGTACATATTCGGAGAGACAACCGGGGCACCGCAGAACGAGATGAAGGACCGTGCCCGGATCCTGTCGCCATACGACTTGTCGAATGTCAGTTACATAGATATCGACGGGGTGAAAGTACGCCCGTGGGGAGACGAGAACGATTTCCCGCAGAAGGCGGCCGAAGAGATCGGAAATACCAGTGTGCTTAATACCGGCTTGAAATTTCTCCGTAACCTGACACTTGGGCAGGGCATTTATCCTTGTACGGTGAACGGTTACGATGATGGCGGTAACGAGATACTGAAGCCGGTTACGGATAGCCGGGTACAAGCTTTTGTCGCTTCCCGGAACGTCCGGCGTTACATGGAGAAGGTGCTGCGGGATTACCTGAAGTTCGGAAACGGGGCCGTCCAGTTCGTCCCGTCGGCAGCCGGCAATTCTTTTGCAGGTGTCAATCCGGTTAATGCGCTTTATCGCCGTTATTCCGAAGTGGATGAGTACGGAGCATGTAAATGTATTGTTTCCGGATATTGGCCGCAGCATCCGGGCAAGGGGCAGTACACCAAGCTGGAGGTACTTTCCGAGTACGATCCGCAGATGCACGCCGAGGTGTTAAAGTTTGCCGGGAAGATGAAGAACGGTTTTATCCTGCCGGTGCGTGACAGCTGGAGCAATGACGATCTTTACGGCATGCCTGTCTGGTGGCCGGCATACGTTTGTGGATGGGTGGAGATTGCCCATCTTATCCCCCATTTCCTCAAGAAAGCCTATAAAAACCAGATTACCTGGAAGTGGCATGTACAGATACCGTATTCTTATTGGGAGAAGAAATACCCTTCCAAGGACTATTCCGTCACAGAACGCGAAGCGGCCATTCAGAAGTATATGGATTCGGTAGAACAGAATCTCTGCGGGCCGGACAATGCTGAGAAACCGATCTTCTCACATTATGCCGTCAATGAGATGAACGGCAGGATTGAAGAGGAATGGAAGATCAAGCCGCTGGAGAACAAGTACCAGGGAAGCGATAATCTTCCGGTATCGGCAGCCGCCAACTCGGAGATCCTGTTCGCCCTTATGGTCAATCCCAATGTCCTCGGTGCTGGTATGCCGGGTGGTACATACGCCGGTAATCAGGGAGGTTCCAATATCCGTGAGGCGTTCCTTGTGAATATTGCCAATGCCTGGATTGACCGGCAGAATATTCTGGATCCGATTGAACTCTACATAAAAATGAACGGTATGCCGGAATGTGAGCTGCGTTTCCGCAATACCATCTTAGTAACCCTCGATACCGGTAGTGGTACCAAAAAAACGTTGAGCTAATGATATTCAGTGCAGAGAAATGGAACAAGGGTGCCGAACTCAAGGCACTGATGAAGGTGAATACCGCGATTTCGTTTGACATGATGGAGGCGCCGCTTCGGGGTGCCTTCCGACAATACCTTGTACCGTTATTGGGCGATGCGATGGCGGGCGAAGTGGTTGAGATTTATAATTTTGGTCCGGATCCGGATGTGTTGGAACCGAATGCTGAAGGGGCAACCGAACGGGAGAAGCTGGATGCCCGGCTGCTTGAGATTTGCCAGCGTGCGAATGCGAACTTGGCGTTCTGGAATGATTTCGATGAAATCAGCGTCCGGATCACGGATGCGGGATTTCAACGGCAGAAGTCCGACAATGAATCCTTTCAAGGGGTGTATAAATACCAGGAAGACAATCTTCGCATGTCTTTCCGCAATAAGGGGTTCAATGCGCTGGATGAATTGCTTGAGTTCCTGTATGCGCATATAGCGGAATATCCGGAATTTGCGACTTCACAGGCTTATCAGGACCGGAAATCCGCCATTGTCCGCAGTACTGCAGACGTGAATGATGTCTGTTTCATTGGCGGCAGCCGGATTATCTTCCTGCGGTTGCAGCCGCATCTGAAATTTGTGGAGGAAATGCTGCTTCAGCCGGCTATCGGTGACAGGCTCTATGAGCATCTGATTGACGGGCTGGTCAATCCGCCTGAAGATGAAGAGCGGCAGAAGAATGTGGAACGCTTGCGTCTGGCTTGTTCCCGCTATATTGGGACAATGGCGGTCAGACGGCTGTTGATGGAGACGGGCAGCATTACAGACCGCGGACTGTACTTTACAACAATCCGGTCAGGTGAAAAGGGTAATGAACAGAAAGAGCCGGTCGATATGAAACGGATAGCCGTACAGATACAGAACCTGAAGGCGGATGCCGACATGTATATGACCGCATTGCTGCGGATTGCCCGCAGTTATTTTGCCGATTACTATGCCGGTGATCCCCGAAGGATATTCGACCGGGACAATGACCGTAAACGTACATTCTGGGTATGAGAGAGCTTCGTATTGCATATCGCAGCTTCGGAGTCCGGCGTGAGGTTATACGCCGGGTGCCTCAGAAATGGGAAGAGCTGACACCGTCGCAGTTCCTGCTTGTGTCACGGTTTTACCTTCAGGAGACGGATGAATCATCCTTCCTGAAGGAGTTCTATCCCCTGCCTTCCGGTGTCATTGCGGACAGCTATTACAGGTATAAGCTGAGTGAGCTGATAGAGTTCATCAGCGACTGTCGTGTCCGGATGGATCGCTTTATTCTTTCCGGTGTGTCCGGATTGAAAGCACCGGGTGAACGCCTGAAGGGGATGTGTTTCGAGCACTTCATGCATGTGGACACCGCCTTCAACCGCTATGCGCGTGACGGCAAGGATGCCTCACTGGATGCTTTCATATCAATGCTGTACCTGAAGGATAACGAATATATTGTCCTACCGGCAGGTGGAAAAAACGGCTTATTTAGCAGGCAGAAACCGCTGATACTGCAAAAACGGCTGTCGGAAGTGGCGAAGATAGACAGGCATGTCAAGTATGCTATATTCCTGAACTATGTTTTTGTCAAAAGGTGGCTTTCCAAGGCGTTCCCTTTCCTGTTTCCGTTGAACGAAGATCCGGAACCGGAGAAGAACAACAAGAAACCGACCGCGCCATCGGTCAACTGGCTTGATATCTTTGATGCTTTTGTCGGTGATGATGTGGCGGTGATGGAGAAATACCAGGCGATGCCAGTGGCAACGGCGTTCCGCCTGCTTAATAAAAGAATACGTGACGCTCAAAAACAGAAGAAATGACATTTTCAGAGTACATAGAGAATTTGGCCGAACGCCATGTCGATATCCGGCACAAGGAGAATGACGAGGTACATTTCCTTTCATCCGAACGGGAGAAGCACACGGCACTGGACAGCGTGCTCCACTATCCGGCGGTGATTCTGGACCGTGGCTCAGGGTTCGGATATGGCGGTGCTACGGGGGCATACCTGAAGGATCGTGATTATCTGCTCTTTGTATTGGAACATGTGTCCGATACTTCAGACTACGAACAGATAGAGGCCGCACTTGATAAGTGCGAGCGCATTCTTGATGAGATGCTGAACCAGGTACTTGAAGACAAAAGGAAGAACCGCCAATGGATTGCCTTTTCACTTGAAGAGGTAGAAGCGGATTATGTGGTGAATATTGATAGCCAGCTTTATGGGGTGATCGCGGCAATACACTTGTCGCAACCCTATAAGGCTGTTAACTGTAGGAAGGCATTCAACTGATATGGCAGATACGGTTGAAACACTTAAAGAATTAGCCCGGCAGGTACGATATGCTACGCAGGAGGGAGAAAACACGGGAGAACGTGTTGGACGTACCTTGGTGGGCATTTTGAATCTGTTATCACAGTGTTCTTTGGAAGAACTGAATAAAATCTTCCTTCATAAATCCAAGCCTGACGAAACTCCTTTCCTGCTGAAATTATTAGCAGGTGCCGAAGTTGGCGAAACAATAGACTCATTAGTTGCCGGGAAAGGGATTCTACTTAAAAATGGCCGTGTACAGGCTGATACTTTGGAAGCTCGTTTTGCTCTCATTGTTCAAGAAGTGATATTCAACCGGCTTTCTGCCATGGAAAGTGATTATTCTTTTTCTGAATCGGGCACGATTGAGAGCGTAGAACTTCTGGAGGATGGCACTTACCGTTTACCGCTCCGTAAACGTT